GCTTCCTCTGGTAACAAATCCCACAACGGACGCCATGCTTTGAGAGCAGGTGCTAGTGTGGTATATGTCTCCATCAACTTGTTGACAGATGATAGGAATGATTCTTGTTTATTCACAGCTTCAAAGACTTTGCGATTGTACTCTTTGAACTCTGGCTTCAACCAATCCCAACGTGCATCATCGTAGTCAAACTTCCCACTGCTATAGCTAGCCTTGAAGCCATTATCTGCTTGCTCAAAGTTAGCAACCCAAGGCATAGGTTTACTGAATGATAACCTAATAGTATTACCCAACTGCCATGTCTGATGTTTGTAGTCACCAGTCTGCCATACATCTTCTGGTGCATTGATCCAACCAGTAACCTCAATATGCTCTTGCTTACGCAATACATAGTCTGGTAGTGATTCCATCTTCTGCCGTACGTCAATAGGAAAGAAACACCTATACACCTTGTCTGCCCAATGAGCAGGCACGTTGTCCATTGCCTGCTTTATCTTGTCTTGGAACATAGCTTTTGCATTGTTCCGTATCTCACCCTTGAGGGTGTCACTAAATCTAACTGTTGCCATTAGTTTACTCCTTCCATTTTTACAACTTCACCGAATGGTGCATCCTCTAGCCGTGTAGTAACCCACAGTACTGGACAGTCTGGTGCAGTACCGAAGTCATCACAGCAGAGGTCAGTTAGGAACACACAAGCAACTGGATTTATGTCGTTGTCTTGCATGTACTCAAACACTGGTGAGAAGGCAGTACCTCCACCACCATGTGCTTTAATCTCTGGTCTGTCATCTTGACCAAAGACATCGTAGTGACTCACTTCACTATCGAAGTAGATGACATGAGTCTTGGTAGGTTTGTGGTCTTCCCATACCTTAATGATTTCAGTAGCAAACTGTGCTATCTCTTCATCATCAATAGAACCAGAGCAGTCAACTGCCCATGCAATCTCACCCATCACTTCACCAGTGATACTGGGTAGATACATACCCTGCTGAATGAAACGTCTGTTGGGTCTAGCAAATGTTCTGTCATCAGTCTTAGCCTTGATGACGAAGCGTTGTAATACATCTGCCCACAACACCTTGGGTGTTAGTAGTTCACCGACTAGACGTTCGACACCTGCACTCAACTTACCCATCATCTTGGCTGACTGCACTGCTTGAGCTACCTTGACACGCCACTCTGCTTGTTGCTGTGCAATCTCTGCTTGTGATTGACCACCATCTTGACAGTCATCGAATGGCTGACCTGCATTGCCATACCCTCTGCCATCCTCTGGTGTATTGGGTAGTTCATTGTAGATTCTGTCAGTGATACCATCGCATCTGTTGTACAAGTCCTCGTCTAGTAATCCACCCTCTGGCATCTTACCTAGACCTTCATCGACTAGTACTTTGTTGATGACATAGTCACCTGCTTGATTCCACTTGTACCCATCACGTTCACCACGTCTAGTAGTGTGTTCAAACATTGGGTGTGCAATCTCATGAGCAACAAGGAACTTAAGTTCCTCATCATTCAAGGTATCAACAAACTCTGGATTGAACCGAACCTCTTTGCCATTGGTACATGCAGTAGGTATGTTCTCATCTAGCTTGAACGGCATGTTCATTACTAGAGTACCCCAGAAGGGGTACTCCAACATTAGTGATGTCTTTGCCTTAGACAATCTTGTTTGTATATTCATCATAATTCTCCCATGAATACTGACATCTTGTCTGCAATAGCCTTGGCTTGCCTTGCCTTTTGGTCTCTCAAATCCCAGTCAACACGAAGTGTTTCTGGATTCTGATTAGCCAACGAACTCTCAACTTGTTGACGCATGGTCTCAAGGTTAGGGTCATCAGCAAAGTTAAGCCGAGGTAGTACACCACAGATGTCGTTAATGTTTTGAACTAGTGAGTCACGGAAGATACCAGTAGGATCATTCAGCTTGTCACTAGCATGCTTGACTACATCATACAGTCGTTGCCATGCTTCCTTCATAGCTTCCTGCGATGCATTTGTTACTCTGTCAGTAACCTGCTGTTGGATAGCAGACAGTTCTTCATCTGCAATCTGTACTCGGAAGTCATCGGCAGGTACTGGCATGACAACCATGTCCATACCAAACTTAGCACGAAGACCATCGATAGTAGGATAGTCCTCCTCCTTGTACAGTCCGTTAGGTAGTAACCTCTGTGCATCCAGTTTCAACTGTGGATACACATCAACGAACTGGTCAACGAGTGACAACCAGTTCGCCTTGTGGTTACGGAACTCTGTCATGAATGACATGTAGTTCTTGGATGGTAACATCTGAGTACCATTGATACCCCAAGGCAGAGTGTTCTTGTAGTACTCTGTCCGTATGGTAGTAGTCAGCTTGTGAATGTTACCAAGGTAATCATTGAGAGGAAGCAGAGACTTGTTGTATCTGCCTGCCTCAACGATTGTGTTATGTTGTTCAGCAACTTGTTGTGTTACCTTCTTGTCATACTTACGTGCTGTCCACTGCGACACGTTAAGTTGCACAAGTAATGCTTTGTCTGTAAGTTTCATATTCACCTCCACTAGAATAAGACATCTTGGTTATCAACTGCCCACTTGGTAAACGCACCACTACTGGCAAGCTCATCGTTCTTGCGAGTAGCATACGAGATACATAGGACAGAGAACTCTTTAGGCATACGACCAACGTAGGTAATTACTCGGTCGAAGTTAGCTAGCGTAGCCTTGTGAGCAAGAGTGCCACACAATGCATACAATGTAGCAGGGTCATCTGGTACATTAGCTTGGCTAGGATTCATCAGTATGCTGTCTGGGTTAGGTAGCTTACGATGTATCTTAAGGAAGCCAACGAACTCAGCAGATGCACCTTCACCAACTGCACCCTTGAAGCATTCATACTCTGCATCAGCAGGTACAATGCCAATCACATCAGACACACCCTCAACCCATGAACGTGGTGTAGGATTGATGTCACGCTGTGGGTCAAAGTCATGTAACAGATTAGGTCTGAACCGAATGAACGAGATTAGTTCTGGCTTGACATCATTCTCGATTGCCCAACTAGTCCAGTCATCAAGGTGTGTCTCAAGCTCAATGACAGTCTCACGATTACGCAAGTGAGATAGGATTCTGTTAGCACCTGCTCTGTCTTGCTGTCTGTTACCAGTAGATATACAGTGCCAACCCTTCTTCAGTGGTACACCATGCAGTGTCCTAGCTTGCAGTATGTTAGCCAGTACCTTTTGAATATCAGCAGGTGCTTGATTTCTGTCATCGAAGCAGAGTATACCCTCGTCTGGTATATCTATCCTACCCTCAGCAGGATACCATTCTGGTAGCTTGTAACCGAATGACTTACCATCTGTTGCCATGTCTGGTACACCGAAGTCTTCTACCAACATGGTAGGTGTATGCTTCTCGATGTATCCAACGTCAAGTTTCTTGGCAACTTGTTGAGCGATGGTAGTTTTACCTCCCCCTGGCATACCCTCAATACAGATAGGTCGCTTGGATTTAAATAACTCAATAAGAGTTTCGTTTAGTAGTGTAGCTCGCATCATATTCTCCCTTCCAAAGATTTAAATTTGCGATGGTCAATGCCATAAGAGACGACTTGATTGTCCCCCCTATTCTGTTTGGCAACTGCTTTGTTGTTGTAATAGATGACGTTGCCCTTCTCATCCTTTACTGGTTTTCCACCTTGTCCATGCCGTAACATGAACAGCTTCAAGTTCCTTGTAGCCATATCTTTACTCCTTCCCATATAGCTGACGGTGTTAAGCACGAATGCTCATATGTCCACAGTGATTCATCCCATGTCTCACAACCTAGGATAAAGTTGACACCAGTGAACGCTATGAGGAAAGCCATCACCGAGATGATGACCACCCCCAGTATTACCTCAGTCAGTTTGCTCATGAGAACAAACCCCAACCGAAGTAACTATCGGCTAGCATCAAGCATACACTTGACACTGTGCCGTATAGTATCCATGAAAGAATGTTGGATAGTTTCATTTTACTAACCCCCCCTTGCTGTTAATACCAACCAAGTCAGCACGATTAGTGACGACCATGTAATTAGATTTATGCATAGGAACTATACAATGTCTCACCTTACTGGCTTGTCTATCACCACATGATAAGCAGGTGTTATACCCTGCTTCATACCTCAGTACTGGTACTTGATTGACACAATAAACACATCTCATATTAATACCTCCAATAGAAACAGCAGGGTGCATTACACACCCTGCTATAGTTGTTAACATTACAGAGTAAGACCGACATTACCCTTGTCTTTCACTTGAGGCTTTGTAATCATCAACTGTGTACCAAACTTGTTGGTCTTAAAAGCCATGGTATACTCAGTGAAATCAAAGCCTGCTAGTTCCTCGACTGTAAAGCGATTCTGTTTACGACCTAGCTTGTCTGATAGGTCTGGTATGTAAGCATCAACTTTACAGTTACTACCAAACTCTTTCGCTTTACCAACCATGAATTTGAAACAGTCAATAGCAGAACTGTTATCAAACAGATTAGGTGACTCAGCATTGTAACGAGGGTCTGTTTCATCAACTACCATAATGCTCCATGCATTAGGCATTCTGTATAGACCAACTTTACCAGTGTATAATTTTGAAAAACTCATGATATATTCCTTCCGTTAATAGTTGAGTTATTAACTTCAGTAAGAACAACCTCGCCGAAGTGTTCCCTAACTTGACACACTCGAACTCGAAAATCAAATTTGCTCGCCTATGATATATGGTATAGGCGATTATGTATTGCCGAAATGTATTGTCATTATGTTATATAATACAACAACTTATAGTACAACAATCTATTTAATCTATTAATCTAGTATGTAATGTTACTACGGCAAACCTATATCATCGTATAAATAACGTAATCTATAGGTGTTATGTGTAAAATACATAGATTATTTAGATTATTTAGATTAAAACTTGACGTTATATGGTGCTATCCCCTTGATAAACCTGACATTTATAGGCTAGATGTGTAAACTTTTGTGATATATATCATAACAAGTTGTGTAAAGTTGTGTATAGATTGTATAGATTAGCCAGTAACCCCCCTTAAAGTGCCTCAGTTACAGCGATAACCCCCCGAGCTATGGTATATTTATATAAAAAATAAAAAAAGAAAGGGGCCGAAGCCCCAATCTCTAATATCTTCTAGCTAAGTTTAGGAATATTGTGCCTAGTATTAGGCCGCAGATACTACCAAACATTACAATTACCATGAACATGATAGAGTTTGCGTTCTCCATACATGCTCCATCGCAATCACCTGCTGCTCCAGCGGCAGAAAGTATACTTAACACTATTAATATACTTCCAAATATGTTACAAAAGATTCTCATAATAAACTCCTTTCTATGAGAAGCGAGTGTCCCAGCCCACACTGGGACACTCTAGGTTGGATTAGGCGTATCGTGATTGGTCGAGGACTTGCGCTTGAACACCAATCTTCTTGATACATCTCATAGCCTGAGCTGTAGCTTGCTTCTTGGCATCCTTACCTCTGTAGTTAAGATCTACATAGGTACGAAATCCATCTGCGGTCACACGACACACAAACTTGGTTACAGTAAATTTACATTTCTGCATATTAGTCTCCTTGAGTTTGTGGGGAGCCGAAGCTCCCCACGGTTGCGTTACATCATGTCAGTGAATAGATTCACACTAGATGATTTCTTCACTGGCTTGAACTTGGTCTCCACTCTGCTATCGTGTATGCCTAGCTTAGGCGTTACGAAAGGTTTGAAGTCGACCGTGGTACGCACCTCAAGGTGCTTGCCAATCTTTTTGACAACGTCTCTGAGCATCTGCAGAGTCATGACCTCTAAAGGTTTGATGACTCTGACTATGACGCCTCCCTTGTATTCATACTCGGCGTTCAGCTTGGTAGCTAAGCCTCCAGCTGTGCAGAAGAATGAATAGTTGTTCAGCTTCATGTCTCCACTGAACTTCTCGTTCTTGATGAAGTAATCAAGAATTTGAGCACCGTTTTGACCATCAATGCCAGTTGTGCCCTTGACAAGCTGAGTAACATTAGGCACGTATTCGTGTACCTTGTTACCTTTCTTATCAATGTCCACAAGACGCTTGAACGAAGATTGACGAGCTGTAACCAGCCCAATAAAAGTTGTATCACTCATGAGTGACCTCCTTAGATTGAACCACACCGTTCCCACGCTCGGCGTGGTAGTGTTAGCGATACGGGCAATCGTGGGATTGTGTGCCCCGTTTCGATGATGTAACTATGGCATAGGTGTACACTAATGTCAAGTTTGCTCGGTATCCTAGGCTGGAAGCCAAGTCAAAAAACGGTATATGCCGTGTCCGACACACTATATGACATGGGGCGTATGGGGGGGTACATGGATTGGCAATGACAACCGTTATATATATAGGTAAGCCTCATACAACACGAGCCATTTTTTAGGAGGTGTAAAGTTACAAAGTTTCTTGACAGGTTTGTACATTACACATAGGATCAACCATATGGATACGTTACCGCTTAAACATACTAAGTGGTCGAACCGATTAGCTTTCGATATAGCGCTTATGCTAGAAGGTAGTGGCGAGACCTTGGACGAACTGAAAGAACGACACTCGGTTAGTGCCGATGATGTGCTGGTGTTCAACAAAGATCCTGTGTTTCTCAAACAGGTCAACTCTTATAGGGATGACATTAAAGAGAAAGGCATGACGTTCAAGCTCAAGGCCAGGGCACAGGCGGAAGAACTATTGACAACTAGTTGGACGTTAATTCATTCTCCAGAAGTATCGCCCGCAGTTAAGGCTGACTTGATAAAGTCAACTGTTAAGTGGGGTGGATTGGAGCCAAAGAATGATACAGCTATAGAGGGGCAAAGTGGCGGAGTTAAAATTACAATTAACCTCGGAGGTCAAGAGCACATCGCAACAACCACGATTGATCAAGAACCTGAGAGAGAAGTTCTCTCAGACCTACGAGAAGATGCCGATGGCGACATTCAAGACGTTGGATGAGTGTGAAGTAGTAGCACAGTTGCTTGAGGTAGAAGGCATTGGGTTTAGACAGAAAGTGCTGCGTAATCGCACAACCACCAAACCGTATGCCATAATTTTATACGGTGAGTTATGAACATAGACTTTACACCATCAAAGACTTGTACGGAGTTTATGAACTCTGATGCAAAGATGCGTGTACTTATGGGGCCAGTCGGGTCAGGTAAGTCGGTGGCGAGCTGTTTTGAAATTGTCCGCAGGGCATCACAGCAGCAGCCTGGGCAGGATGGGGTGAGGCGTTCCCGTGCTGCGGTTGTTCGTGAGACTGTTCGTCAGTTGACTGATACGACCATTAAAACGTTTCTCGACTGGTTCCCACCAGGAGTATGCGGTAACTTCATGCGTACCACCAAAACCTATTTCTTTAAAGTTGGTGATGTCGAGTGCGAGATTATGTTTCGTGCACTCGATGACGCAGACGATGTGGCAAACCTAAACTCACTTGAGCTTACCTTTGCGTGGTTCAATGAGTGCAGAGATATTAACTCAGAGATCGTGGACGCCATGTCCAAACGTATTGGTAGATACCCGTCCGCTAAGGATGGAGGCCCCTCATGGTTTGGTATGTGGGGAGACACGAACCCCCCGACTATGGATACATGGTGGTATTTTCAGATGGAGAAACTAGACCCGAAGGATGGGGTCAGTGACAATGATAATGGTTGGGATGTGTTCAAGCAACCCTCAGGTAGAAGCGCTCTCGCAGAAAATGTGGAGAATTTACCAGATGGATATTATGACACCCAAGGCCGTTCAGAAGATTATGTCCGAGTCTTTATTGACGGTGAGTACGGACTCAGCTCAGCAGGACAACCAGTATATAAATACTTCAGGCCAGACTACCATATGGCATCGTCTACGCTCACTCCTATTACTAACGGTGTGCGTTCTGTTATTGTCGGTATGGACTTAGGCTTGACACCAGCAGCAGTTTTCGGGCAATTAGATCCCCGTGGGCGAGCGCTGATATTCGATGAGGCAGTGTCCTTTGACATGGGTATCCAGCGTTTCGTCCGCACGATCATACGTCCACTCTTGTATGAACGGTTCTCAAGTTGTCCAGTTACAATCGTGGTTGACCCTGCAGGTACACAGAGAGCACAGACTGATGAGCGTTCTGCTGTTGATATAATAAAAGCAGAAGGCTTCAAAGTATTCCCTGCAAAAACTAACAGTGTGTCAGCTAGGCTATCTGCTGTCGATGACTTTCTTATGCGGCAGGCAGATGGAGACGCAGCTTTTTTAGTTGATCCACGTTGTACACATCTTAAGTCAGCTATGATGGGTGGGTATAGGTTCCACCATAAAAACGGCAACATAGAAAAAAATAAGCACTCACATGTAGCTGAAGCTTTACAATATTTGATGTTACATATACATTCTATAGGTGAAGGTGCATTGACACCCCAAGCTCGTGAAGTGAGAGTAGTTGCCGCTACTGGGTGGACGTGAACCTGATTCATGGTAAGACCTCCCTGGGTTGGAATGTTACTCCACTGGCAGACCTCCCAACTTAGCCCCGTCAAGTTTTCTCCTTTCCGCTTGACGGGGCAATTTTTTTAGGTAAACTATAACAAGTTGTCAGTTATTGGAGGTGGCTATGGCAGGTAAATGCGGAGGTGGTAAACCTTACATGAGGACATCTGACAACCCCAAGATGAGTGGGGGTGACGGTGATGTTCGCAGACCATACATTACAGGCGGGCTAGTAGGCCCTGCTATGCAGTACAGTGATGATATGGATAAGCGTAAGAAAAAACGTGATGATGACGATGAGGATGAAGAAGAGAGAATGGTTAAAGCCAAGAAGTCTCGTAAGAAAGGTTCAGGCTACGGAACAGGGATGGCATAATGGTTGGACTTAGGATGTTACGTGTTGTTGGTAATGCTGAGCTTGTAGCGGAAGAAGAAGCCGCAGCAAGAAAAGAATTACAGGATAGACAAAACGAGCCTTACATACTGGGCTTACACTCGTATATAAAAGAGTGTTGGCATGCAGCTAAAGAGGCTAAAGATCCTATTGAAGATATTATGCTCAAAGCGTTGCGGCAACGTAACGGTGAGTATGAAGGTGACAAACTAGCAGCTATCCAGGCTCAAGGTGGTTCAGAAATTTACATGATGTTAACTGAAGTCAAGTGCCGAGGCGCTGAGTCTTGGTTACGTGACATACTGTTAGATGCTGGCACACCCCCGTGGGATTTAGAACCTACACCTATTCCAGAACTTACACCTGTACAGCAAGCTGAGATACAAGAAGCGTTTGCTGAATCTGTTGTTGATATGATTAAGCAGCTAGGTCAAGCACCTACTAACGCTCAGTTAGCTGAACTTAAAGAAATGGTAACGCAAGATTTCCGATTCGGTATGCTACAAGGAGCACGTAATCGGGCAGATAAGATGAAGATTACTATTAATGATCAGTTTGCTCATGGTGGATGGGCAGAGTCATTTAACGAATTTATTACTGATCTTGTTACTTATCCATGTGCTTTTCTCAAAGGGCCTGTTATTCGTAGACAAAGACGTATCAAGTATGATCAAGCGTCTGAAGTTACTACAGTTGCTGCTGATGAGGTTATAGCACCAGAGTTTGAACGGGTAGATCCGTTTGATATTTATCCAGAGCCAGGAGTTTCACATATAAATGAGGGTTATCTTTTTGAGCACCACAAGCTCAGCAGATCTGATCTTTCCGATCTTATTGGTCTGCCTGGGTATGATGACGATGCTATTCGTGAGTTGTTAGACCTAGGTGTAAATGA